GTCCGTTTGTGTATGCTGATGATGTCCACATCCTTGTGAAACTACTGGATGGAAGAGTTTTTCTTCTTACTCCAGATGTTAAAGGATTGGATGGGACATTTCGTTACTCAGATGTTTCTCCGATGACCCGGATAATACTCTCGTTGGTTCCGTTCGCCCCTCAGGTTTGGCGAACGATAGCCACACTCGCTGTACATCACGCGATAGCCACTCCCGTGCTGATGGAAGACTCGTTAGTGTTCTTAATACAGTGCATATTAAAGTCAGGAGTACCCGGAACAACTTTCATGGATTATCTGAAGGTCACCAACGCCTTATTACCATGTCTAGTGTCGCAAAAAGAAGGGAAGTACGTCTTCAGAAAGTTTACTGATGAAGATAGTATTGACCGTTTTATTGTGGAAATGGACAAAAGTTTTACGGCGCATGGTATGACCCTCCACCCAGAAACCCTCGGTAAAGAGCATGTGCTTGATGCCACCGGGGAAATGGTGAAAGAGATAACTGAAAGTAAAATTCTAGGGCAGAGGATAAAGCGAATGACATTTGGTGGGCAGACCGTGTATCTCCCCCTGCCAGATGAACAAAAATTGTTCGCCTCTTTTGTCCGTCCACACATAGCCCCTGGAGAGAAAGAACGATCAAGAATTAGAAGGATCGTTTCGCGATGTATGGGGTTGGTTGTGTCTGGAGGGTTTCTATACCCAGACTTTTATGACTGTGCAAGATACTATTTTGAGAAGCTGATAAATGAGTATCATCCCAGTGTAGAGGATTTTGGAGACCTAGAGCTCGGAGAGGGATACGACACGAAAGAGGCGGTGGATTTATTTCTGCAATATGAAAAAGATGCCAACGCTCAGCTTATGTCGATAAAATTTAAGCCCTTCCCCGCGCCTTGGGAATTCATGCGCCTCTACACTGGAGTAAATCCTATTGATTCAGATATTCTTCAGCGTCCACTTAGAGGCAATTTTGACATGCCAAAGGGTGCGACGAAACCTGCGGAAGAGTCAGACTCCGCAGAGTTTGCAGTACAGGAGATTGATGAAAAGGAGATGGTTGTACCTCTCGAAAAACGGACAATACGTCTTGAAGTTCCTCCGGCTAGTAAGACTCCATATGATCCTGGAGCATTGCCCACATTGACCAAAGAACATGTGGGTAAACCACCGGAGAGTTTTAAGTCGAGATTACCTACAACGTCGCCTGTTCCGAAAAAGAATATTGGAAGCGCAGCAGCAAGAGCAAATCAAGCTGAGGCTGTTCAGGAGAAGAGAGGGGCGAAGGGTATTGGTAAAGGAAACAAATTACAAAAAAGCTTGACTTTGTATGAAGAGCCAGATGACTTAAATCCAGAGCCAGAGGAATTTGAAATTCCTTTTTCCGATTCGGCGCC